TCGACTTCATCATCTTCATCTAGAATCTGGAAACATTCGTAACAGATTCCAGTAGTTCCTTCAGGTATAGGCTTCAGGCACAGATCGCACTTGTCCATAGATAACGGACTGTAAAGCGCTTAATTAACGTGAGGGGCCGAAAGTAGGAATACTCGGCACCCACTCAAGGCTTGCTAAGTAATGATAATAACTTCGAATGCCGTAATACATACCTCCAACCAGTGCAGCAACACCGATTGCAGCTCCAACAACTGGTACAGCACGAATACCAGTAACAGCAACAAAGCGGCCAGTTCGAGCCGCACCCATAGCAATGGCACGATAACTGTCCACACGCATCATCATCCCTCGACGCATTGTGTAACCCTGTCCAGGAACAGTATTGAGAGAACTAGCGCCAATCATCGCTAGAACGCCAGCGCCTGGAACAAGCGTGGCATAAATGAGATTCTCCAAAGTCGGATCATTGTAAAGTTGGATCCCACTTCGAGGGTCGAAGAAAGGATACAGTTGGGACATATTGTCCTCATATTCTTCCAAGTCTTCCCAAAAGGTCTGACCCGGCCGACCAAAACCCCACTTCTCTTGTTTATATCCAGGAGTAAAAGCCAAGAGATCACCGGAACTTACGTGCACCGTACTTACGTCCAGCACGATAAGACTGCTTAGCGACCTTCCTCATACGAGGGTCTCGAGAAGCAACAACGGCAACGGCCACAAGTTTGCGTCCCTTTTTTCTGCCGTGTTTGTATAAGTAACGAACAAGTTTACCTGACTTGTTCTTGAAAGCACGTCCCTTCTTCCAGATAGAAGCCACGATTATTGCCCCATTGGAATGGATGCAACGCCTTTGTAAGAACCAGGCGCTACGTGTAGTAACATCTCGATTCGTGGCATGCTTGCCACTGGGAACTCTATGCCATCTTGGTCATATCCTTTAATCTCGATTTCTAATAGGCCGCATGGTGCGACGAAACCGCCGATGCGTCCATCTACTTCAGAAGCAGATATCGCAGCATATCCCACAGTTACTGGGACATTTGCATTTGTATCAGCACCAGGGTATTGATTCAAAGTATAAGGGGGATTATCGTTTTCATCAGCAATTGTCAAAGCCAATTCAGGTTCTTGCGATCCTGTATCTGTTAACAGATTGAAAAACGAGTTTTCAAAGCCAGTAGGCACATTCGGTGCATTGGCGAAAACTGTAGCTCTAGATAACTCGTAAGCGAGTACAAGAGATTTCTTCGAGATAACACCAGCGGTGGTGCCATCTGCGCCGATTAGTAAACCGGTATATTCGACGGCTGCTTTAGGATCACCAGCGGCGTCTACCTCATGCTGGGGCATAACGTAAGTGGATAGATTCCACTCACCGGAGGTATATGGAACACCTTGTCCATCTACAACATCCAATGTCCTATTGGTGGACATTGTAGAACAAAGTAGCAACTTAAAATCGTGCCACTTTCCTTTAACAGAGGGATTGTCCTCAAGAACCAAGTCTTGCATTTGATTCCAAAGTGCTTCACCTTTAACGTGGGCGTTCTGGACAACCCAAGTATTTCCAGCAGATCGAACAGAACATTCGATTGTGGATAAAACGGTATCAGGTAGAGACGGATCCACGTTTGGAATATCAGCGGCAGCCTTCCAAATGTAAGTTAGCCCCTGGTACCCGTACATACGGGATTGAGAATACAGTCTACGATTGACTTTTGATAATTCTCTAGACGTATCGATGTAAGACAACGACGACGTATCCGCTCCCCCATTCGCAGGGATCGTAAATTGTAAGTCAGTAATTGCAGGTTGCATTTTCATGCCTTTTCTTGATGCCATAGTATGGGCAAAAGGACTTTGCTTATAGATTTAAGCAATAGTCACCACCTGTGCGAAGTCTCGCACTATACGCTTACCCCACTCCCCCGAGGACACGGCTACGGAACGGCAAGGTCCACTGCGCCATCTCCACGGCCAGCAATCGCCACCGGAGGCGGTCGATATATCACTCTACCCCTCCATTGATTCGGGTTATCAGGATTAATCCGGGTTATTCGGCAGGGCCAAACCCTTTTCTTGTGTTCCACATAATCAGTTGAACACTTTCAGGTTCAGTTTCAACTTCAAGGACTGGTAAGATTACCAGAGTATGATCCAAGCTGCAATCTGCATCAGGACATGGATTACCGTGAACAGTAAATTCACAGGGAATCAAAGAAAACACCCACAGTCAACAGGCCAACAGTGGTTACAGTAATGCCCAGAACGGCGAAAGTGCGAACGGGGAACCGTTCTGGACTGAGAATAACTCTTCGAATTCGAAGGTTCGACTTCATCATCTTCATCTAGAATCTGGAAACATTCGTAACAGATTCCAGTAGTTCCTTCAGGTATAGGCTTCAGGCACAGATCGCACTTGTCCATAGATAACGGACTGTAAAGCGCTTAA